AACTTTTGTCAATACGGTGCTGGGCGAGACGTGGGAAGAAGAGGTTGGCGCAAGATTGGGAGCAGAGGGCCTGCGTGAACGTGCGGAGTTTTATCCTGCCGGTGAATTGCCAGAAAAGGCTTCTATTCTTACTGCTGGCATTGACGTGCAGGATAATCGGGTTGCGATTGGTTTGTATGCGTGGGGCGAAGGCGAAGAGTGTTGGTTGATCTCTCACGCTGAAATTTACGGTGATCCTGCGGGTACAAAGTTGTGGGATCAAGTTGATGACGTGATTAACAGAACCTATCCCACCGCTGACGGTAAAGAGGTAAGAATTTCCGCTGTGGGCATTGACTCCGGCGGTCACTTTACGTCTGAAGTGTATGCCTACTGCAGGCAGCGGCAGAACAAGAATGTGTTTGCGTTAAAGGGTCAATCACAACGCAACAAACCGCCAATTGGCAAGCCCAGCAAAGTCGACATCAACTATCGCGGGCAAGTGCTCAAGAACTCAGCGCAAGTCTTCCCTGTTGGTGTGGACACAATCAAAACTACGCTGTTTGGCCGCTTGAAGCACAACGAAGAAGGCGCGGGCTACATTCATTTTCATGCTGAAGCTGGCCCCGAATATTTCAAGCAACTCACGTCCGAGCGACAGGTTGTGCGTTATATCAAAGGTTTTGCTGTTCGCGAATGGAAAAAGAAGGCGGGAGATCGCAACGAGGCGCTTGACTGTTTTGTCTACTCGTATGCCGCATTAAATTTTCTTTACATGCGTTTCAATCGACACACGATTTTTGAACAATTCAGCAAAAACAAGAACGCATCGGATAAGGTTGAGCGCACCCCCGAAAAACAGGTAGAATCGGAGTATCAGCCGTTGCGCCGTCGCCGTATGCTTCGGCCACAGCAATCCTTCGTAACGAACTGGTGACTATTCTCGTCCCTGACACGATCTACGCGGGTGATACTGTCATCTTCGACGTACCCGCCTTCACCGATCCGGTGGGGAATCAGGTTGATAGTGGTACTTATACTCTTACTTGGTTTGCCCGCACTAATGTTGCATCGGAAGGTGCGACGATTGTTGGGGTTGCCGAATCGGAAGGTTGGCGTGTTACCGTCCCATCCAGCACAACTGGCGGTTTTGATGCAGGGCTTTGGACATGGCAGGCCATCGCAACCACAGGAGCACTACAGCACACTGCTGGTCGAGGACAGTTTACAGTCAAGGCATCGCTTGAATACACTGGAACTCCAGGTGCGTTCGACGATCGCACGCGAGCACAAATCGACCTTGACTATGTTGAGGCAGCAATCCGCACACTTGCGCAAGGCGGTGTCGTTCAGGAATACACGATCGGTGGACGAAGCCTAAAACGCTATAAGATGGCAGAATTGCTGCAGTTGCGTGATTCCTTGAAAGCCGAAGTAGATCGCGAACGTCGCGCCGAAAAGGTCAAACAAGGTCTCGGCAATCCTGGCGTTACTCGCGTGAGGTTCATCTGATATGTGGCCGTTCAGTCGCAAGCGCAAAGTTCAGCGGCGTAATTACGCTGGCGCGGCAGTTAATCGCCTGACAACTGATTGGGTTAGTCAAGGCACCAGTGCAGATTCTGAAATCAAGAATAGCCTTCGGATTCTGCGCAATCGCGCTCGCGCTCTTGTACGCGATTCAGATTTCGCCAAGGCTGCCTTGCGTGCGGTCAAGAATAATGTCGTCGGCCAAGGCATCAAGCATCAAGCACAGATCCGAATGATTCGCGGTGGTCGCCTTGATGAGCGGCTTAATGCTCTTGTTGAGCATGAATTCAAGAAATGGTCAAAGGCAAATAACTGTCACGCTGGTGGCACACTGTCTTGGGCGCAGATTCAGCAGCTCTGCATCGCAAGCATGGTTGAATCGGGCGAGGTGTTTGTGCGCCTAGTCAGTCAGTCTTTTGGTGACAGCAGGATTCCCTTTGGCCTTGAAGTCATTGAGTCAGATCTGCTTGATGATGATTACACCGGCTTTGAACCCAATGGCAATCGCGTCAGGATGGGTGTTGAGCTGAACGAATGGGGTCGCCCCGTTGCTTACCACTTCCTTGAGTATCATCCTGGCGATTATCAGTTCAGCTACGCAAATATTGCCAAGAAGCGCCGCACTCGCATTCCTGCCGATCAGATCATTCATCTGTATTCCGTTGATCGCCCCCATCAAACCCGTGGCGTAACGGCATTTGCATCAGCAATTATGCGTCTCAATAATCTTCGTGGATACGAAGAAGCTGAGATCATCGCTGCACGCGCAAGTTCGGCAATGATGGGTTTTGTCAGAACACCCGATCAGGAATTGTTTGAAGATGGCGTTCAAGACGATCAATCCGTTCTTGATTTCGCACCTGGCAGCATTCGTCGTCTTGCACCAGGCGAAGAGATGCAGTTCTTCTCGCCTTCTCGTCCTGACGATGCTTTTACGCCTTTCGTAGCGCAGATGTTGCGGGCTGTTGCCGCTGGCGTTGGCTGCTCCTACACGCAGGTCAGCTCGGACTTTTCGCAAAGCAACTACAGCTCTTCACGGCTTGAGTTGATTGAAACTCGCGCTCATTACAAGACGTTGCAACAGTACATGATTGACAGGCTGTGTCAGCCTGTTTACGAGAAATGGGTCGAGATGGCGGTGATGTCAGGCGTGATTCAAATGCCTGCGTTTGACATGGATCCCGATCGTTATTTTGAAGCGAAATGGATCGCACCTGCTGCTCAATTTGTTGACCCACAGAAAGAAGCAGAAGCCTATAAATCCTTGATTCGTTCGGGTGTTATGACGCTATCGCAAGTCATTGCATTGCATGGTGGTGATTTTGAAGAAGTGATGCGTCAACGTGCGCATGAACTTGCCACAATGGATGAACTTGGCATCGTTCTTGACTCCGACCCAAGTGCCGTTGATAAAGCCGGACAGCAGCAAGATCCACCTGTTGCTGATACACCCCATCCACAGCAACATGATGAGGAGGAATCAATCTAATGGCTGACATCGAAGCACGTCCCTATCCGAATGAACATGCCGCTCGCCTGACCGATCCTGATCAATATGATCGTATTCGTCGCGTCAACGATGAGTTTGGTGCAGGTATTGATGCAATTTACGGCATCAAGGGTGACACGTCAGAATTGCAGGCTATTCGGTTTGATGCTGATCGCTTTACGCCCGCTGAAGCCCGTGATTGGCTGAGTGAGCATGATTACAGCCCGATGGAATTTGAAGAAGCAACAGGTGAACGTGAGTTTCGTGCAGAAGCTGGCAGCCTGAATGTTGGCGATTTTGTTGAATGGGATTCAAGCGGTGGCACTGCACGTGGACGCATTACTCGCATTGCAACAAGCGGTGTGATTGATGTGCCTGATTCCAGCTTCACGATCAACGCAGACGAAGAAGATCCCGCCGCTTTGATTCGTGTTTATCGCGATGGTGAAGAGACTGAGACTGTTGTCGGCCATCGTTTTTCTGAACTACGCAAGATTCCTGCAATTCGCAGCATTGAAGGCAAGGTGCTGCAGCGTTCTTACAACACTGAATTCAACCCTGAGGAAGATCGCACCTACGAATTCTCCTTCGCATCCGAAATGCCTGTTGAGCGTTATTTCGGCATGGAAGTGCTTAGCATGAGCGATGACGCGATGGACCTTTCGCGCCTGAACGATGGTGCTCCCCTGCTGTATCAACACGATGCCGATCGCATTGTTGGTGTTGTTGAGCGTGCATACATCAAAGACAAGCGTGCGTATGCAAAAGTCAGGCTTGCAAATAATGAACTCGGTCGCGAGATGCAAGACCTGATTAAAGATAGAATTATCAGGAATGTCAGCTTCGGCTACAAAATCAATGCAATGGAAGAAGATAGGAATACAGATCCTGTGACCTATCGCGCTACTTCCTATCAACCGTTTGAAATTTCGCTGGTGACCGTGCCAGCGGATCAAACTGTTGGCATTGGTCGCGGTTTCATTCAAAATGAGATCGTGTCTACGGCCTCAGCCGTGTCCACATCTACTGCAAATTCCACCATGGAAGATCAATCTCCAAATCTGGAGGCTCTTCGCGCTGAGGCCGCTGAGGCTAAGGCAAAAGAAGCCGCCGAAATGCTTGCCCTTGGTAAGCGCACTCAAAACATCGAGCTGGCTCAAGAGTTCGTCATGAATTCTCGTTCTCTCGATGAACTCCGTTCCGCTCTTATTGAAAAAATGGGTTCTGAAGTCAAGCCCGTTGATAACACCGCTGGTGAAATCGGCCTTTCC